GCAACTGTTTTTAAAAAATCATATGCCACCGGGAATTAAAAATGAACCTTATTCTTTGATAACTGAAAGATCCAAAAAACTGATGGAAGAGGATTATATTAAAGCAGCTAAAAAATTAGGTGTTGATATAGTATTAATTAAGACGGTGGCTTATGTTGAAAGTAGGCGTAATGGATTTTTAAAAAGCGGAAAACCTAAAATTTTATTTGAAGGTCATATTTTTTCATCGAAAACCGAAGGTAAATATGACAAAACTCATCCAACAATATCATATGAAGAATGGACCAAAAAATTTTACAAAGACGATGGTGAAAGGGAATATGATAGATATAATGCAGCTCGTGAATTAAATGCGAAGGCTGCAATGGAATCAGCATCATGGGGTAAGTTTCAGATTATGGGTTTTAATCATAAGGCGGCAGGCTATGCTACGGTAGACGCATTTGTAAATGCGATGTATGAATCTGAAGCCAATAGTTTAATGGCCTTTGTTGATTTTGTGAAATCAACAAAGCTGGATGTGTTGTTAAAAGAAAAAAAATGGGCTGCTTTTGCAAGAAAATACAATGGTCCCTTGTATGAAGAAAATGAATATGATGTAAAGTTGCAGCAGGCTTATACTGCATTTTCTGCAGGAGGGTAAATGAACGTGATTTTAAATATTTTTTTTGTTTTTGTTTTGTTTGGAAATTATGCGCTTGGTAAAAATGGTCAGGCAGGTTTAGATGGGATGGTGGATTCGTCATCAAATGAAAAATTGTCTTCAAGTGTTAGTTATCGCATGGTCAATTTTAAAAAGAAAGGGACGGATGATTCACCGTTAGGTTATTGGAAGTTTTTGGTGAAATATCCAGAAGTTTATGGGGGATTAAAAGAAAAAGTTAAAGAAAAAATTAATAAAAAAATTGCTGATTTCTCTATTAAATATCAATGTGATGAGCGTGGTGATTACTCGTTTTCTGCGCAGACAAAATATCTTGATGAGAAATTTTTAAGTGTGACGTACGAAATCATGTGGATGTGTCCTCAGCAAGCGTCTCCTGGCAGTACGTCTGGTGCTTTTTTGTTTGATTTAGTTACGGGTGATGCTGCTTTGCTTAAATCAGAGTTTATTGATAGTGAGAAACGAGATGATTTTTATTCGGTAGTGTCAGATAAAATAAAAAAAGAACTAACATCGGGTGGTGAGTGTCCAGTTAAAGAAGAGTTTGATTATTTTTATAAAGTTAAAGGCTCATTGGTTTTTGTTGTAGAGGTGGAGCGCCACTCAGATTCGGGTTGTATTACTGAAATCAAATACCCGCTCGTAGAGATGAAAAAATACCTGAAACCCACCAGTATCTTACTGAGAGAGTAAGCGGGGGCATGTTGTGTTATTCAGGGTTAAGGTAATGCGCAAGCGGCCCTGCTTTAAATGAGGAGAAAGCACCCCAAAAATGGATCAAAATCACCATAAATCGAAATCCCCGTAAACCGCCATAACGTCGATCTAAGCAGCGAAAAATAAAAGGTCTACCCTGGGTATGTTCGCAGTTGAGCTTGTTCGATCAGGAGGCTATAGGTTCTTCCTATGACCTAAAACAAGGCGGGTATTTCGCTGCGCGCTTTCTCGCTAGATACAGGATTTTAAAAGCCATTTCGTTTTCGCCTTTTTCAGTGATTTTCATTTTTTCAAATCCCCCTACAGCAGCCTCTTAGGGGTGGCGCCCCAGTGCGAGTCAAAACGAAACGCTTTTTAGGGGTGTTCGGTAAAAGTGCCTGATAGCCCGCTGTGTGGGGCTATCAGAAAACGAAACGGGAAATGGAAATCGGCGTTAAACGTCTGCCAATATCCGCTCGCTGTCGTTCGTTTAAGTCTGAATTATCCCCCATCATTTATTGCTTGTCTACCCACACTAGAGGTTCGCCATGTCTGAAAAGCTTCCCCTGTATCCCAGTGCCACCCTCGCGCATTTATTTAACCTGAGCGAGCGGCGTGTTCAGCAACTGGCAAAAGAGGGCATTATTCCCAAAGCCCAGCGCGGTAAATATGAACTGGTGGGGGCGTTGCGCGGTTATACCCACTACCTGCAAAAACGGGTTGATGGGCAAGCCAGCTCGCAGAGCGAGTACACGCGCGAGCGGTTGCGCCTGACGACTTTGCAGGCGGATGAAAAAGAACAGGCGGCGGCCCGACTGCGCTCAAGCCTGATCGCAAATCAGGCCATTGACCAGGGATGGCAACAGATTGTGCATGTAACACAGTCGGCTTTTCTGCCATTGCCCGATACGTTTGTGAAAAAGCTCAACCTGTCCCCGCAGGCGGGTGATGTGATCGCGCATGAGTTCTCCCAGGTGCTGGCAAATTTAAAATAATAGATCCGGCGTAAAGGCATACGCCATGATTGAAGTCATATACGGTTAACGATAAGAGGCAATGTATGAGTCACCCCACCCCCGTTGTTCAGGGTACAACACTGGCAAAGCTTTTTCGGTTAGATGAGGCGCGTCTGGACCAACTCGTGCAGGAGCAGGTTATCTCTGAAAATGCACAGGGACAGTTTGAGCTGGTTGCTTCGGTCAGAGGGTACGTGATGCACCTACAAACCCGTGCTCAGGGGCAGGCCGATAAAACCATCGATATAAAAAGCCAGCAGCTCAGGCGAATGAAAGCGCAGGCTGATGAGCTGGAGCTGGAACTGGCGTGTATGCAGGCGCAAAGCCATCCGGTGACGGACGTAAAAGCACGTTGGTCGCGGAAAGTCGTTGCCGTGAAAATCGGTTTTTTAAGCATGGCCGATCGTCTGGCTCAAATGTTGACACTGGCTGAAATGGATCGCGATGTGATGGATCAGGCTATTCGTAGCGTGCTCATTGGCTTGTCGACTAAAGCTGAAGCCGTCCCAGGTGCTTCATCTCAGGCGACACTCAAAGCGGGTGTGATGCGCCTTTATTGCCCACCGCCCAATTTAACGGTCACCCAATGGGCCGAAGCCAACCGTATTTTATCCCGTGAGAACTGCGCGCTGCCCGGCCCGTACCGGGTCAGTGTCACACCGTATTTAAAAGAGATGCTCGACTGCATTACTGATCGCACAGTGGAGCGGGTGGTGTGCCAGAAATCCGCCCAGGTGGCCTGGACGGATGGGGTGATTAACAACGCAGTGGGCTACTACATAGACCAGGACCCCGCGCCGATGTTAATTTTGTTTCCCACCGATGGCATGGCCAAACGCTACAGCAAGGAAAAGCTGGCTCCGATGATTCGGGATACGCCGCCGCTTACGGAAAAAGTGGCGGATGCTAAAAGCCGCGACAGCGGTAACACGCTGGAGAGTAAAAACTTTCAGGGCGGGCATCTGGAGCTGGTGGGATCTAATGCACCGAGTAAACTAGCGTCTTCACCCATGCGTATTATTATGGTGGAAGAGCCGGATCGGTGCGCGCGCAATGCAGGCGGTGAAGGTAACTCACTCAAACTGGTATATGAGCGGGGCAAGACGTTTCATAACCGAAAAATTATTTTAGGCGGCTCACCCACTCTTAAAGGTGTGTCGGAAATTGAGCGGGAAATGGAACTCTCGGATCAGCGCCGTCTTTATATTGCCTGCCCCCATTGTCACGCATACCAGACACTGGAGTGGACACAGGTGGTGTGGGATCAGGATGAAAAACGTGACCATCTGGTGTACGGCCAACACGCGCCAGAAACCGCCCGTTTTAAATGCAAGCACTGCGAACAGGATTTCAGCAATGCACAAAAAAACAAAGCCCTGATGCAGGGCGAATGGCGCGCGGATAAACCCTTTAACGGGACAGCGGGTTTTTATTTAAGCGAACTGCATTCCCCGTTCCCCAAAGCCCGCGTACAGGATGTGGCGGCGAAGTTTCTGGAGGCAAAGAAATATTTAGAACAGGGCGACCCCACGCTGATGATTACCTGGACGAACACCTCGTTGGGCGAGACCTGGGAGGAAGTCGGAGAGACCGTCGAGCATCACTTTTTATATCAACGCCGTGAACATTACACCGCACCGGTACCGGCAGGGTGTTTGATATTAACGGCGGGCGTGGACACCCAGGATGATCGCCTTGAATGTGAAGTGGTGGCCTGGGGTCTGGGGGAGGAATCGTTTTCAATTGATTATATTCGCCTGTACGGGGATTTAACCAAACCGAGTGTCTGGAATATTCTTGCAGAGATGTTACGTAAAACCTATGCCCGTGAAGATGGTGTGTTGATGGATATAAAAACGGTGTGCATTGATTCCGGTGGTCACTTTACCGATGAAGTCTACCAGTTCAGTAAAAAGCACGGGGTACGTTGGATGGTCCCCATTAAAGGGGCGAGTACACCGGGTCGCCCGGTGGCTGATTTTCCGCGCACCAAAAACAAAAAAGGCGTGTACCTCACATTGGTAGGTACGGACACCGCAAAAGAAACCA